CGACGGATTGTTGGATCTCGGCATAGTCCATGCCGGCAATCTTCATTAGTTCCAGCTGATGATTGACGTCCTTTCCGTGCTCGGCGAGCAAGACCATCCCCTTGATCATCGCCGCGCCGCCGAGGATTGCTGCAACCCCGCCGAGCGCGACGCCCCAGCCAGAGAAGCCTCGTTGAATTTGGGCGATCGAGGTATTGATACCGAGCAGACCTCGGCTTATTACAGCTAGGACCGGCGAAACGCCGTTCTGCATCGCGATATTGACGCCAATTTTATATGCGTCCATCGGGACACCTTAGCATGAGGTTCTTTTTCATCGGCCCCCGCGTGATGGGCATCCGGCCTGGCATCTCACTTAGACCCAGCGATCTTCGCCGATTTTTCGGGGCCACAACACCGCTCGAACGTGGCGCGATGACCGGCAGCTTTGTCTACGTTATCGAAGGCGTGACAGGTCACTATAAAATCGGCGTCTCGGTAGACCCGATTAGACGCCTGGCCGAACTGCAGACAGGATCGCCAGTGCCGTTGCGCTTTGCCTATATCGGTGTGACGCCTGGCAACGGCTACGACATTGAAGGCCGCGCCCATGAACTATTAGACGCGCACCGCAAGGAAGGCGAGTGGTTCTTAGTCCCGGCCTCGATCGCGATCGGTGCGACGCTCGAGGCGGCCATGCGCCTCGGCGAACCAATCCAGCAAGTCCAACCCGAGATAGTGCCGCAGATCATCTTTCAAGCGAGCCAACCGAATCCTAACATTTCGAAACGGCGTGACGTTCTCTCCGGCTTGCCAGTATGGCTCCGCTATCTGATCAAGACGCTTGCCGGCACAATCCTTTTTGTGGTCGCTGGCCTCGCGACATTGTTTCTGATATTTATTCTGACACACTAGGTAGCGAGATCGTTTTCCCCAATATCGTCGCATGAATTCTATCGCCGATCATTTGCACAATCTCAGCCTCCTTATGCTGCAGTGCGCCCACGAGGAATGGCCGCGGTGGGATCTTGACGGTGCCGAGCTCATGCCACAGCGCTTTGTCGTTGTTCGACCCAACGGATGCTTCCTTGTCGTTAGACATATGCTCGATGGAGTCGCGCATTTCGGCGGTCTCTAGCAGTGGAGTATCGGCCTTTTTGCGCGCCAGCGTCGACGCCGCGAGCGGCGTCCAGCCGTAGTCATACGTGCCGATCACGCGCTTTGCCTCGGCTTCGATGATCTGCGCTGCCTTTTCCAATGCCGATTCGTTGGCCTTCGTCATCCGGCTCTGGATAGTGGTCAGAAGCGTTGTGAAGCCTAGGATGGTATAGGTCGTTGTCACGGTGCCATCGTCTCCGGATCAAAACGGCTCATTTTTTTAGATTGCTGGCATTCTTGATGATATCTGGGATTGGTTTGGTTTTCGGCAAATTATCAAATCCGAGATCCGTGCTCAACTGCGATGGCGATCCTTCCATTGCCTCAGACTGCTTTGCCATTTCAAACTCACCAATGAATTTGTTGATCAGCATCTTTTGCTTAGATACACCTTTCATCGATTTATCCACTGATCGGCGATCCTCGATGCTTGAGGCCTTGTTCAGGTCTTGCCACTTCCCCTGGTGCCATCCCCAATTCGGTGTACCTTTGTACTGGGTGCCAAAACCATAACTCTTACCACCAGCCCCCGCGAACCTAGGCGTCGTCTCAGGATCGTGCTTGTCTTCGGTCTTTGTCGCAGCTGGGCCAGCCCTGGTATGAGTAAAATAAGCGTCGGTCGGGAAGTTCTCCGGCGTATAACCAAGTTTCTCCAGTGCCGCCTTTGAAATGTCGATGCCGCGCCCGGTCCACTCCGCTGGACCAATGTCGATCTGCGGCAACATTACTTTCTGGCCGTTCGGCCCGGTGACTTCATGCATCTTGCCAAGCCCCTCGCGCGACGGCAGTGCGATGCCTGGCGTGGTCGTTGCTGAAAGTCCGCTGGCAGTCGAAGTATCACTGAACCACGAACCCTTGACAGCCCTTGGCGTGCTGCCGGTCGTGATCGTGGATGGCTTGCTGAGCAAGCGCCTGCCTTCGGCTGGCTGAATATGCCACGGCTCATAACTCATCGGGAAAGTTAATCCGTATTCTGACGCATGCTTGTGCGCCCATTCAGAACCGCCAGGGCCATAGGTCAGATCGCGAGCCAACCCAACCTCGTGCATCGAATGACCTGGACGCGCGGCCAAACCTGGTTTCCTGGCATGTAAATTGGCTTGTTCCGCATAGGTGCGGAAGCCGCCGCCTCGCCCGATCGTCACACCTTCCTTGGCTGCAGCCGCAATCATCTTGTCAACGCGAGCGGTGAATTCCGGATTATCGCCTGCAGACGTGCGGCCTTCATTCCCGGCATCAGCACGAGGCGTTGTCTTTTGATGGAATCCCTTCTTGTGACCCAGACGGATCCCATGCTGCTCGACCGGCTGGCTATCTTTGGTACGGAACCCTTGCTTGTGGCCAAGGCGCAAGCCATGGGACTCACCACCTATCTCATCATGCATCGGCATATCGTCGCTGCTGAGAAGCGGCGGCGTGTCATCCGGGCGACCATAAGCGAGCGTCACGATTCCTATTTGGCGACCGTCGACAGTGATCGTTCCTACTTGCACGTCAGCTCCGCTCGACGAAAGTCATGGTGTCCCAGTCCCAAATTTTATTCCCATTCTCGAGCTGGGCGAACACAATGGCGTATCCGAGCAATTCCCAGTCCTCGAGGCAGTGCGCTACGTCGAACGGGACCCCATTTCTTATCGCCCAACAAATCAGGCGAAAAACAGGATCCCCTACTAATTTTTTGCTTCGTCGCGCGGGTCTCCGGCCGCTTCCAGCGGATTGAGCCGCACCATAGCCCGGCCGGCTGCGGCCAGACCTTCGACATCAAGTCGATCATAGATCGCATCGAGCTCGCCACGATTGCGCGCGAACGCGATATGAATATCGTCGATCATGCATACTGCCGCAGCGATCATCAGTGGCAGCCGGTGCGAGACGCGCACCATTTCACCTTGCGGATTCTGCGCGTCTTCATAGCCAGTGAGGTCGGCCGTCATGCCGGCGACCTTGGTCTGCTCGCTGGGCTTTAGCCTTCGAACGCCAATGACCCTCCCGAAGTCGTCCGCCTCTTTTTCGATGGTGCTATAGCGCGCGAGTTTGGCTTCGCTTTCCGTCGTCATTTTTAAACCACATGAAATTGCCGCGACGAAGCTGATAAGGCCCGTGATCAGGGAGCGGCGGTTGATGTTCGGCATGCATGGGCCTCAGTTGCCGGCTGAATTACGCGATCTTGAGCTTGTCCGATGCCATGCCCTCGAGCGTAATTGTTACGGTTTTCTCTCGTGAGATATGGCCATGGTCCGTGAGGAACACGACAAAGTTGGTGTACTGGTAGCGACTCACCGATCCATCGGCGTTGATGATCGTCTCGTTGAGATAGCCGGCGCCGCTGACGTTGCCGGCATTGAACGACGCGCTGAAGGCCACCATCAAATCTTCAAGGATCGATCCGTTCCGCGTGATGGTGAAGTCGACCTTGAACCCATCCGGGATGTAGCCGTAGCGCGGCACCTGATTGTAAGGCGCTGATTTGATGTCGTGCTTCAGCGCCGATATCTTCACGTCCTGGACGTCGCCGAGGTTTATCAACCCGCCCGACACCGAGTCGTAATAGGTGATCGAATAGTCGACGCCGACATTCATTCCGTTTACTGGCAAGGCGGCCTCCTATTTCTGGGTTTGCCCGAACTGACCTATGGCTATGCAGGCACCGCGGAATTGATCGCGGTTGCAAACTGCGTCGGTGATGGCGGCGTGTTCTGGATGTTGACAGTGACGTTGCCGCCACCCTGGAACTTGACCACGAAGTAGCGGATCACGTTCAGGTAGCGAACCTGCCAGTAGAGGAAGAGATACCCGAGCGCCTGCAGGTTCGGCGGGTTGTTGGCAAGATCGCACTGCACAGCCCAGGGCCGGTCGATCATGCCCTGACCATTGATTCCTAGACCTACTTCCGGAGCCGCCAGCTGCGCCGACAAGCCATCGAACAGCGCCTTGGCATTGGCGCGGGTCTGGTCGTTCGGCTGAATCGACTGCAGCTGCCCGATGAACGATCCTGCCGCCTTCGACTGCGAGGTCCGGATCAGGAAGTTCGTCATGCGGGTGTACTCGTCGCCGCGTGCCGCGGTGTTCGAGCTCGCATTGCGCCCGGTGGCGAAGGAGTAATAGTAACCGCCCGGCGAAGAGTTCGGCGCCAGGATAACGTCTATGCCGCCCTCGTTGATCAGCGACAGCTCGGTGTCGCTATACGACTGACCTGCCGTGTTGCGCTGGGTTGAGTTGACGCCCTGCAACGGCTTGTTGAGGGCCGATTGCTGCGGCGATAGGTTGCCGTAGATACCGATCCCGAACGCCGACGGATTGATCAAGCGCTGCGGCTGGCCGTTGAAACTGTCGGCCCAGCTTGGCCAGTCGCCGAGAATGTATTTGAACCACGGCGAGTCGACGCCGGCGTTTTTGCGCGTCGCGATGCAGTTGGCGAT